ACAAAGCAGCATCAATTATATCATCAGCCACATAATAATAGTCTCGCCAATTCTTATCTACAAGCCTATATGGCATTCTAATTTTTTCAAGCATAAAAGGCAAAGAAACATATGTTTTTGCCGGTATATCAAGATGTACATAAAATTTAAGTTGAAGGCATAACTCAATAGCATGAGTACAACAATCTGTTGCTACTGCATATGGAGCTCTAAAAAATTCAGCTACTTCGTTTTCAAAATCACTTAATGCTTGAAAAGACATCCATCAACCTTTTATCATAATCTGTATTATAAAATATTTTTTTGTTATGTTCCGTAATATGTTTTTCATTATCGACCATAGCTTTTAGTTCTTTAAAAGAAAAAGCATTTAATCTTTTAAACTCTTCATAGACTGCTTTATATCGTTTACTATCTCTTTCTATAGAATCAAAACTATAATCTATAAAATTATGAAACTTATATCCTTTTTTCTCTAAATATAATTTAGTATCTCTAAATGATACCCATATAAAAGGCATACCTGCTATTATAGGTTTCCATATTTTTTCTGTTAGAGAACCATATCCCCATTCATACGGTCGAGTTTCAAATACAATATTAATTAATGTACTAGCAACTTCATCTGGTACTAGCCATTCTCTTCCTCTGTCATATAAAAGTTCAATATTTGAATCGTCTTCTATAAAAGTATCTTGTTGTACGTAATCTTTATTTTTTTTAAATGTATCTAAAAGATATTCGTTATGTTTAAAAGTATTGTATCTATCAATAAAATCAACTACATAGTCTTTTTTTAATGGGCTAACTATTTTAGCAAAAATTATATCTGAATGATTATGTAAATTATCGTGAATAAGTTTTACACACCACCATATTCTGTGAGCTTTATTTAACATTCCTAATACTATAGAAAACTTTTTAGTTTTTTCTACACTATTAATTAGTGTACCACAATGATGAAATCTACCTATTTTATAAGCATGGTCAAAAAAACTGAAATTGATAACTCGTTCTTCAGGAAAATCTCCATTAAACATCCAGTACCAATCATCAGAATCAACTCTACTTTTAGAATTAATAAATTCTCTAGAAAAACATATGATAATCTTTATATTATTTTTTACACAAAAATTTTTTATATCTTTATTTAAAGGTATCTCTTCTCTAAATTTAAAATCTGTTATATCTAAGTAATTACAAATTAAAAAATTATTACACTTAGGATCGATAACCGTATCTGAGTTTAATTTTTCTACTTTATCTTTTAAAATCCATTTTATGTCTCTACTCCAAAAGGTGCCTCTTTTATTATCAAAGGGATCTGTTATTGGAATATAAAATTTATTCTCTGACATCTACAGGTTTTCCATTATCTAGACCGTAAAGACTTCTATGATAACCTTCTGGCGCAGTTAACTTCGAAGCATAATAAAAAAATCTAACACTTCTACGTATTCCCGTTACAGGCATTACCATATGTCGAATGGTTTCACTGTGTTCAAATACAAGAGCCCTATTTCGTTTTGTCTCAATAGGATCTCTGTCTTCAAATTTAAACTCACCACCTTTATGACCATCAGTAAGATATATTATTAATGAAGCAACTCTATAAAGTTTTATAGAATCGTTCCAATTAAAATCTATGTGTGGTTTGAGATCACCGCCATTTCTTATTTCACTATAACCGGCTCCAATGAGATGAGGATCAGGCAATATTCCTTCTACGCCTATCTCATGTTCTAGATAACTTAACCAATGTCTACTCGAAAATTGTAAGTATAATTGTCTAAGAACAGGCAAGGTCTCTAACTCTGTGCTTTCGTACATATCAGAGCCGGCTCTAGTAAAATGTTTAGGCCATACTATATTTTTTAGTTCACGATCTATTTTTAATATAGTATGCTTCGGTAAAAAGTTATCAATAACCTTTACATACACTACTTATTTCCAATATTATATTTAGGACAAAGTTCCCATTGGTCCTTTTCCTTAAACGGAATAATTTTTATTTGTCTTAATGGTGCCAATGGTTTAGCTTCTTCACTATTTTGAATTTCAACTAAACCCCAATCAGACATTAACGTTGTAATAGTATTTCTACGAGCTACATCGTTTTCTTCTAGATTAGCTTTTTTACCATCAAGTAAAAATAATTCTTTAAAATGTACAATAAAATATCTGCCTTGTTTATGTAATATATGACAAGACTGAAATAATTTTTTATCTTTTCGGGATGCGACACCTATTCGTGTCAATGTTTCACGAACCTTTAGAAAATCATCTGGTTCATTTAGAGTTACTTCCAGCATCGTAGCTGGAGACCACTCAACTATTGTTTGTTCTTCCACCTTTATTCACCTTCTTCTTTAACCCATTTATTTGTTCGGGTGACAGAAGCGGTAATACTTGACGAGCTTTCTCATTGCTATAGCCATAATATTCTTTTACCACTTCGACGTCACTCTCAATCTGAGGCTTTATCCATTTAGAAAAGCGTTTGCGCTTTCTAACCATATTTATAAGAAAGTCAAATTGTAGTTTATTGTCGAGGTGGTGATAACGATTCATCTCGTTAGCTAGTACAACGGTGTCATTAAAGTAAGAAAGTGAACGATTAACCATAAAGCTATTATATGCCTTTTCGGTTATATCATCTGTTATAACATCTTTTTTAGTTGTATTAATAGCATTTAAAAATTCAAAGGGATTCATTAAATAGTTTCTCAATTGCTTCTAAAGTTTCAAATGTATCTTCTGGTCCAGTTACATGAAAGCATCGATGGGGGAACGATTGTATCTGAGATGCAAATGGATAATCATTTCCACCTTCTTGAGTATCATCACCAAAAAAGATAATACTATTATACATCTCTTCTAGCGGTTTGTACACCTGTCCTTTATCTTTTCCGTTTTCACATATGTCAATACCAGTTTCGCCAGCTATTTGAGCAGAATATGTATGAAACATATTGTTAAACTCATTAGCTAGTTCTTCTCTTTCATCGTTTTTATTATCAAATTCAATATATTCCTGTCTTTGTTCGTCAGTACAACCTCTACCAATAATAGAGAAATTCATCATACCCGGACGAAGATCTATATGTTTAGAACCTGTTCTATGAGGAAACTTGCTTTCATCCATTTTTTGTTTACACCAAGCAAACATCATCTTCGGCATTTTAAATTCAGGAGAAGACTGTACTAGTTTATCATTTACCCATAATTCATTACCGGCGCATTGATAACATCCTTTGACTACCTTAGTAAGATCTCCAAGTTGTTCTTTTGTTTTTGGAAAGTCAGATCCTGTAACGATGTAAATGTCAACCTTCTCTGCCAATGACATAAGTTTTTCTTTATGAGCAGGATCAATAGCCTGACGACTAGGTGTTATAGTTCCGTCAACATCAAAGACTAAACAATTATTCTTTTTAGTTGAAGCTATAGCATCTGTAATTCTTTTACCTAGATTCTCACCTGTTAGCTTTCTAGTATCAATATCTTTATTGATCCATACATCATGACCTGGTACTCTCCAATAAAGCATAGGAACAGTCCTATGACCTTTTTTTCTCATAAAGGCCTTAGCTTCTGCATCCTTAGTAATATCGATGGTCTGAAAGCCTTCGGCCTCATCCATCTTACTTAGCATCCTTTTCATGATTTCACAAAAGTGACATCTAGGTTGGGTATATAGTATTAGCATTAATTAAACTCTACGTTTGCCATAATCTCCGTCATACAAGCTACAACATTTAATTCATGATCCGCAACAAAAGCGTGCTTGTATTGATAATCAGCTAGTATGAGAACAAGTTGCGGAATGGATCTACTAGCAACTATTTCGGACATATTATCATATAATCCACGAAAGATAGATGAAGCATCGACGTCCATGTTATTGGCAACCCAATGCCTCATCTTCTTAAAGTCTTTTTCTTTCAGATGTTTGGCGAGATCACTAATGGAAGTAAGGCCATTACCGTTATTGTTACCATTAATGCCGCTATTACCAAATCCACTCCTTTGCCCTTCATTTAATACTCTCCTCCAATCTGGAGCGTATTTCATAACGAGATCAGCCGCAGCATTTTTCTCGAATGTTACGCCTTCCTGATTAAGTATATATATGAAACGCTTAAAGAATTCTGCGGCCAGTTCGGCCATTTCTTTCTTAGTTGTATTAAATTCGTATACACCACATCGAGAATGAAGTGGTTCAATAATACGATTTTTAAAATTACAAGTAAGAATAAATCTACAATTATTACTAAACTCTTCAATAAAACCACGAAGCGCCGGCTGAGTAGATTGCGGATTAAGATAATCTGCTTCGTCTAGTATAACAACTTTAACTCCGCCTTGCAAAGAGACGGAGGATGCAAATTGTTTTATTTTACCACGAAGAGTATCAATGTTGCCTTCTTCTGAACCATTGATTATAATATAATCTAAACCTAGTTCATTACATAATGCTTTAGCAACAGTAGTTTTGCCTAAACCGGCAGTACCGGTGAAAAGCATATTAGGCAGTTCACCGGTATCCACCATTTTCTGAAACGAATCTTTGAGTCGGGGAGGCAGTATCGTTTCAGAAATCACTTTTGGTCGATATTTTTCGACCCATAAAAATTCACTTGACATAATCTTTCCTTCATAATATAATATTGTAACACGTTTTCAATGGAAAGTAAATTATGTTTGTGCTTGCTCCTGCTGATAATTTTCACCCATTTGGATGATTTGTACACACTGATCACGAAGCTGACCAATAGTGGAAAGTTCTTCACCTTTAAATCCACCACGTTGACACATAGTATCAATTACGGCAATCATACTACGAGCAGCACGATTTGCAGTTTCATACATAGGAGCATGTGGATCTGCTTCTTGTTTTTCTTCTTTTTTATCTGACATATTATACTCCGAAGGTTGATGTCTTTTCAAGGGCTATCCAATATTCGATACCCATTTCTTTGTTAACAAAATGTGAAATTAATTTTGATGAGATACCAACTTCATAATCACCCGGAATCATTTTAAGATTTGCAATATTAAATACAAAATTGAAGTTGTCTCCGGCAAATTCTCCACTCACATCAATAGAGAATGCATTCGATGTAGCATTTTGACTATCAACTACTGATAGACTTAATACTCCATCTTTTCCTGTAATAGAAAGTTCTGAATGACCAAGTGTTGATGCTGCTCTCTTAATACGACCTAGCGTATCTTGATCTAAAAGAAATGACACATCAGCTGGTGGCATCTTTACATCTTTAGTTGGAGTCGTAAGCATCTCTGGATCAGAGTAAAAATATTTAACACGAGAACGATTGCTACTATCTGTAACAACTACATAATCGTTTTCGAATTTAAGCCTTGGCTCTCCAACTAAATTGATAACACCTAGGAACTCATTGAGATCGTAGATGCCAAACTCTTGTGGAAAGTCTTCGGCAAGAGTGGCTGAAGATAACACATTACGCGCCTCAGTCATTGTCTTAATTGTATTGCCTTGTTGAATTACGATATTTGGATTAATCGATGCGTAATTCTTCAATACTGAAAGTGTTTCGTCTTTCAATTCCATAATATACCTCGTTTGTTAATCATACTATTATACCACATTTTCAAGAGTTTGTAAATCTTTTATTTTACTAAAGTTCTTTTCTTTTACAAATTCTATTTTATCTTTAAACTTACCGTCAAGAATATCACCTTTATGCGATATAATAAACGTATTCGAATTCTCATCAAGAGAATGCAGAATCTTCATTAGGTTTTCAACACCGTCATGATCTAAACTTGAATCAAATGTTTCATCAAGTAAAAGAAGATTTGTTGATATAGAGTTTTTCATTTTAGCAATCATTCTCCATGTGAATAATAATGCTAAGTCAATACGTTGCTTTTCACCTTCAGAGAAAGAGTCATATGAAA